GCTCCCTGGCGACCGATTGCGCTTCGATTTCGGCCAATAGATCACTGGGACACCGAAAAAAAAGCGGTTTTAACTCATTGTTTTTGTTAGCCTTTTGGTGTTTCATTAAATTATTTTCACTTTTTTTGGATTTAGGGGTTGACTCTAAGCGATATCGGACTTAAATTCAATACCGGAATCAATTAAACACACACACGGAGCAGCACATGACAACAGCAAGACTTTACAACGCAGCCAAGGCCCAGCAGGTAGACGGTAAGAAAATGATCCTTGAATTATCTGACGGCCAGCGCTTCAACGTCAAAGGCACCCGCGAAGCAAACAAGCTTTGCGCCGAGTTAAACGCCAAGCCCTGGAATTTCTAGGGCTTCACTCAACCACCAAATCAAATCAAACCAGGAGCGACACACATGGCAACAATCACCAAGAAAGCAGCAAACCGAATTAACGAACTTTTATCAGACGTCAGCCTTTACAAGACACTCGGCAACATGAGCTCAGGAGATAGCAGCGGCGATTATTACCGCCATGCTTACAGAGAAGGTACCGCGATTCGCGCCCTGTTCGTGGAGTTCGGGATCGAGACAGGCGCTCTGAGTTACTTCACAGAGGAGTGCATCGAACGCCTGAAGATGAAGGCCGATGCAGCATTTCAGGCAAGACTTGATGCAGAATACGCCGCACTGTAAGCCTAACCCACTGACGAGGCCCCGTGACAGGGGCCGAAACGCCGCAAGGCGTCTGGGAAGTCAAACACAAACCAGGAGCGAGACACATGAAAACAGATGTTTACCAGGAAGTAACCAACCAGGTCGTCGAGATGATGGAGACAGCCGGCGCCAATTGGATCAAGCCCTTCGAAGCGCTGGCGGGCGGTATGCCAATGAATGCAACGACTGGCAACGAGTACCGAGGAATCAATGTGCTATTGCTGGCAATGGCTGGCGGTCAGCATTGGGCCAGCTTCAAGCAATGGCAGACGAAAGGCGCCCAGGTTCGCAAGGGCGAGAAAGGAACGCGCATTGTGTTCTTCAAGATGCTAGAACGCGAGAACGCCAAGGGCGGCACCGATAAGTTTCCGATGATCCGCTATTCAACCGTATTCAGCGCCGACCAGGTCGACGGATGGGACGCACCAGCAGCCCCAGAGCGCCCCGTCTCAGCCGTTGAGGCCATCGCAGCCGCCGATGCCTGGGTTGAGGCTACCGGCGCCGAGGTACGATTCAACGACCACGGCCGATGCTTTTACTCACCAGGGCAGGACTTTGTCAGCATGTCTCAGCCGTCGAGCTTTACCGCAACGCCTACCAGCACACAGAGCGAACTGTACTACGCGACCCTGTTGCATGAACTGACCCACTGGACAGGATCAGAGCACCGCCTGGCGCGCACCAAGGGCAAGCGCTTTGGTGATGATGCTTACGCCATGGAGGAATTAGTCGCAGAGCTTGGCGCCGCTATGCAATGCGTAATGCTTGGCGTCACCAATGAACCACGCGAGGATCACGCGCACTACCTCAACGGATGGCTTACAGCCTTGAAAGGTGACAAGCGCCTAATATTCACCGCCGCAGCCGAAGCCCAGAAAGCTTGCGACTTCATCAAAAACCTACAGCAGAGCGCGGCAGCAGCCGCGTAACGCAACCCTAAACCAAACCAGGAGCACTAACCATGAGCGATCAATTAAAACTTATTCTCAGCTACCGCAAGAACGAAGGAACAGAGCGCAAGCCTGTTTGGGGCGAATGGAATTGGGATTCCTATTCTCCGATCGACAGCGTCGACGGCATTGTCACAATCACCCAGAAATACAACTGGGAGCGCGAAGTTTACCGGGACTTAGATTGGAAGCTAGAGGCCGGTTACCTGGCCCCTAATGGTAAGACCACCCAGGCTGAGATCGTTTATCAACCCTGCTGATGAGATCCAGTGGTACGGATCGAAACGCCGTGAGGCGTCCAGGAAACCAACAGAGGAGTGAGACCAATGTTCGAGACAGAAACCTACCGTATCCCGCACTTTGCCATCGTGGCGCTACTGTATGACGATTACAGCGGCATTCAAGACGATGACGAGGCATTCGTCGACAACCTGCAATCCTGGCTTGACGAAGAGCATGGCGCGGGCCAGTGGCATATTGGGGATGTATCCGAGCCTTACCATGGCCGCGCTGATTTTGAGCGCATCCTGGGAGAGATCTGCAACGTCAGCATCGAGGTGCGAATATGAATAACTTGCAGAAGATCGCCACCGCAGCCGCGGTGATCGTCGCCGCAGTTGCGGTGTTATGGATCGGATCGGAAGATTACGAGCACCAGGTCGCAGAGCACGCGCGATATATTCAGGATGTGTGCGCCGGATATCATCCCGACTACCTGGGCGCAAAACCAAATTGCCAGGAGGTAAACCGATAATTTTTGGCCTGACCTTTCTAGTGTGTTAAAGCCGGCCTGAACAGGAAAGTATAACTGACACCGAGCGGATGCAAGGCCGCACCAACTTAAACCAGAGGAGCGAAAACGATGGCGAAGCTATCACCAAATGGATACCTGAGCGGGTCAATCATGCCCGCCTACATGGGCGCCAGCCCGTACCAATCCCCGCACGAAGTGCTGGACCAATGCCGCGCAGCTCGCGCCGGCGGAGAACTGCCAGAGCTGGACAGCTTGCAGATCGACATAGGCAACGTAACGGAAAACGTGATTTTAAATCGTGGTCTCCGGATGATTGGCTTGCAGGATTATGATTGGTACAACTACCAGCTTGACGGCATGGACGCAGCCAAGAAGCACCCAGCGCTGGATTTATGGTACAGCGATGACGGCCTGTTATATTGCAATGAGCCCTTGACAATACGCACCGACCAAAGCGCGGGCATTGTCGTAATGAACGACAGCGGCGAGGTTACGCTTACGGGGTTAGGCGTGCTCGAAGCAAAGTTTACAACGGTGTTCGAAAAGCCCGACGACCCGCCCTTATATCGAGGACCGATACAGCTGCAAGCTGGCATGATGTGCCACGATGCGCGCTGGGGTATCTTGATCACCTGCTACGGCGCCCGCAAGATTGTCGTTCATGTATTCGAGCCACACGGCGCGACCCAGGCGAGGATTACCCAGGCGTGCCACGAATTCGAAAAGCACATGAGCGATGGCACCTACCCAGCGCCGACAACCCTGGAGCAAGTCCACCGCGTTTACAGCAAACCAGAGGACGACACCATCGAGCTGCGCGAGGATGCCATCGCAGCCGTCGACAGTTACATCGGCGCAAAGCTGGTGCTTAAGAAATACCAGGAGCAGCTCGAGCGAAGCAGCCTCGAACTAATGGGTATGCTTGGCAATTCAACCAAGGCAGAGCTGCGCGACGACACCGGCAGACTAATCAAGGTCAACTGGCCGGTCAGGCATAGCAAAGCCAAACCCGCCAAGCAATGCCCCAGCTGTAACCACGAACTGGAACCGGCAAAGCCAGAGAGCAGCGCCCGTCAGAAATCAATCACAATAAAAGAGGTAATCGAACGATGAGCAAACTACCAACACTCGCGCCACAGAACATGACCGAAGCAATGGAATTCTCCAAGATGATCAGCCAGTCCGGCATGGTGCCAGGCGCATACAAAGGCAAACCGCAGGATGTGCTAGTCGCTATCCAGTGGGGATATGAACTAGGACTGCAACCGCTGCAAGCCCTGCAAAATATCGCGGTCATCAATGGCAAGCCCAGCGTATACGGTGACGCAGCCCTGGCGCTGGTCAAGAACGACCCCCGCTGCGCTGGCGTTAAAGAATGGATCGACGGCGAGGGCGACAACAAAGTCGCGCATTGCCTGGTCAAGCGCCGCTACTCCGAAGAGATGGAGGAGACAGAGCGAACCTTCAGCGTGGCCGATGCGAAGAAGGCCAGGTTATGGGGTAAGCAAGGACCGTGGACAAACTACGCCGAGCGAATGCTGGCAATGAGGGCGCGAGGCTTTGCACTGCGGGACGCATTCCCAGATGCACTGAAGGGAGTGATCACAGCCGAGGAGGCGCAAGACTACCCAGTCGACAAAGGCGAAGCCAGGGATATAACGCCTAGTGTTACGCATGCGAATCCGCTGGACAGTTTGCCGCCACCACCGCCAGCCGATGACTACGCCGAATATGAATCCACAGCGATCGAGGTCGCAGCGGAAGTCATACCGGAACCCGTACCGGAAAGCCCACCGGAGCCAACGTCTAAAAAGAAATCCAAACCATCTGTTTACCAGGTCATGAACCATAACGGCGAGCAGTACAAGGACGACTACACCACAGAACAAGCCTATGCCGATGGGTTTACTGTGATGCTCGATGTGTATGAAAAAAACTTTAAGAAGAAAGAAACCGAAGCAGCCGAAGCCCTGGCAATGCTGTTTCAGATCAGGGATCACAACCTGGCGACGATGGGATTACTGGAGGCAACGACTCGCGTTCATGTCTCCGGCTATCTGAATACCAAGATCAGCAGACTTGAGAAGGAGGCGGGTAAGTGAGACAGCCAACTGAGAGACAGATGGAAATTTACAACTTCATCGCCGAGTATTACGCTCGGCATGAAGTACCGCCAGAGCAGAGGCAGATTTGTCAACATTTCCAGTTATTTAGGACGACAGTTTCAGATCATGTCCAAGCACTAGAGCGTAAGGGTTTGATTAAACGGAAAGGAAGGGGGTATAAAAACAACTTGACATTAGTATAATGATGCAAAATCTATCGGCACTCTGCTATGGCAGCACGATCTATCGAGAGGCACCTGGAGTTTTGCACAACGGATTATCAGCGGGAAGTTATCCAGCTGCACATCCAGGGCTTAACTCAGACTGAAATTGGCAGAAGATTAGGCAGGCATTCTAAGCGAGTGCACGCGATAATATCACGCGTACACGTTAGAGCAGCGGCTTCCGGTGTGGCCCCAGATTACGGGGTCACTCGGCAAGTTGCGCCAGGGTTCACCACCAAAAGATTAAGCACCGCATACGGTGAAGACGGATCCATCAAGCTGCAATGGCACATCCAGGAACCTGAGAAGGTCAAGATCCAGGAGATGATGGACGAGTTTACCGATGCGTTTAAAGATGAACTATCCGGCATACACAAACCATTGAAAGCACCCAAGACTGTAGACCAGGATCTCATGTCAGTATACCTGATAGGCGATCACCACTTAGGGCTGAGTGCCTGGTCAGAGGAGACAGGCGCCGAAGATTGGGACGTAAACAAGTCAGAAAAAATATTAGACGATGCAGTAGACAGGCTGGTCGCTGTATCCCCCAACAGTGAGACGGGATGCCTGGTCAACCTTGGCGACTTCTTTCACATCCAGGACGCGAGTTCAAGCACACCCAATTCTAAGAACCTGCTAGATTCCGATGGCAATTGGGGGCGCATTATCAGAGCGGGATCACACCTAATAAAACGAGTCGTGTTACGCATGCTTGAGAAGCATAAAAAGGTAATGGTCGTGAATGCCAGGGGCAACCACGATCCAGACGCAAGCCTGTTTCTCAACACTGCAATTCAAATGTACTTCGAGAACGACAAGCGCGTCACAGTGCTGGATAACTTCAACAAGTTTGTATGGTTTCAGTTCGGCAAGAACCTGGTCGTCACTCACCACGGCGACAAGATCAACGCAACCAGGTTATACGAGGCCATCACCCGCAACCTTAGAAAAGAATGGGGCGATGCCGATCATGTCTATTGCTACCTGGGACACATCCACCATCGAGACGCAAAAGAGATAGGCGGTATGACCATCGAGCATTTCGGGGTGTTGCCGCCGCGAGATTCTTGGCACAATGCTAGTGGCTACGGCGCAGAAAGAACGATGACCTGCATCGTATTGCACAAGGAGTATGGAGAAGAGGCAAGACTAAAAGTAAACGCGGAGCGATTAAGATGAGTGCATTCGACAAGCAAATTTCAGGAAATCATTACAAGACGATGATGATTCAACCCTTAGAATATGCGCTGGCAAACAATCTAGGGATTTGTGAGCATGCGGTGGTTAAATATATTTCGCGCTGGAAAGATAAGGGCGGCGTTGATGATCTGCGGAAAGCAATACACTACTGCGAGATCTTGATTGAGACAGAGCTGCAACCAAAGGTCCAAGATCCAGTGGTCAAGTCAACCGGACTCTTGCATACTACGCAAGACTAACCGTTTGATACCAGGTCTAAGATCTTGGCAACCGGCTCGGGAATATCTTCTTCTTCGCCATCATCAGGATCATCATATTCTTCGTGCTGAACCACGGCAATAATAACTGTCTGCCCTGGTTCCAGATCTTGAATGGTTATGTCCGGCATTAGTTCTTGCGCTTCTTTGCCATCCGCTTCATCGCTGCTTTTTTGAGCCCTGGATCCATCTTGTCTTTCTTGGATGGCCGACCAACCTTTGATCCGTATGTACCTTTACCGTATGGCATGGTGTTCTCCTAGTTTTTATATGTCCAATGCTTGGGCGTAGTCTGCCGAATATCTACATGGATAAATCCTGACGCAGTACCAACCCCGCTGAATCCGAGCTTAAAAGCGTTACTAGCAATAATGAAACGCTCAGTCCCATTGCTAACAGCAATATCAGCAGCAATGCCTCGCGCGTGCTGTCCTGGTCCGCCAGGTTTCGCAGCCTCAATAGAATGCCTCGGGCTACGGTAGCCGCTGGTAATACGAAACGGTATGCCGCACTCATGGCGCAACGCATCCAAAGCGTGAATGAACTCATCTTCCATTTCATTTTCGCCAGTCTCCTGACAGTCAAATTCTTCGCGGGTAAAATATCTAAACGTCATTTCTTGGCGGTCTTCGCCGATTCTTTAAATGCTTTATCGGTAGGCGCACCCTTGGCGCCAGGCTTCCGCATACGCTCGCTTGATCCTGACTTTATCCTGGCACGCTTTGCCATGATGTTGTAATACAACCCCTTGTTAGGCTTCTTCATTTCCGCATCTCCATTAACTTGGATACACCACGGATACCGAATGAACTGCTGATCGCAATGAACAGTAGGTATTGATACCACTCAGGCAATTTTGACAGTGCTTGGAACCCGGCGTCAACCCTATCGATCACGCTTACATCATTAATCGCTATGGCATAACCGACCATAAAGATAGGGATTGATAGTATGATCGTCCAGAACTCATCCTTCCACGAATGAGCACTGGCATCTGCCATCTTGGATTCCCAATCAGAGTTGTTCTGAATGACCTGGAGCTTGGCCTCATGTTTAGCCTGTTTCTCCTCAGCTTTGTTATTCAACCATCCACCGATTAGATTAGTAATAGGCCCGATCAGTGCTTGCATCATTTGCGGATCAACTCGTTAATGGCCTTCCATGCTTCAATCATCTTGGCTTCTAAAACTTCTAAACGGTTCAGGATCTTGCCAATGGTTAGCACGAGTATAAATATGCCAGCAGCGATAGGCCAGCCTGAGACAATAATCTCCCATGCTTCCATCAGCCATCTCGGTTAACAAGTTTCTGTACCGTATCAGATTCCCAGATACGTAACGCCAGCCAAATGATTGTGAATAAACTCGCGACACTAGGAAGCCAACCAGCCAGTGTAGCGACTGTGCCGCCTACTGCTAATGAATCCATAACTGTTTTAGCTTCCTCCTGCATACGTCACCTACGTTAATAAATTATTT